CGGGTCGCAAGGGCTGTGGGGGGCGCTGACGTGGCTGCGGCGCCGGCGCCAGGGCGGGTCTCGGTCGTTGCGGCGGCAGCTTCAACGCCTGCGTCTGCTTGGTGACGGAATACTTGCTGCGCCCCAACATGCGACCGATCAGCACTGGTCCCATGCCATTGGCCCACATCTGACGCAGCAACGTACGCTCCTCGTCGGTCCAGGGGACGCTGACGACGTGCTTCATGCTGGCTGGCATGGGAGGTCTCCAGGCTTGAGGAGATACGGCTATGATAGCCAAGAAGCCGGCGGCACGGCCGGAATATCGGAAGTTTGCAGCCACCTTGCGCGCCGCCATGGAGCGGATGCCGTCTCAACCCCGAACCGATTACGAAATCACTATGACCAAGCGGCTATTCGAGGCGTCAGGTAATCCCAAGGGAACCTGGGTCAGAATGTGGCCCCACCCCCCGGAGCGCGGCTGTCATCTCTTCGTCGGGCACGATAAGCGCCTACCTGAGATAGAGGCGGCATTGAAGGCAGCAGGCTTCGTCATCGTTGATCCCAAGCCTGCCGGACGGATCCTGGAACGGCCGAACCGGAACGAGGTTGAGGTTTCGCCCGTTTGACACCGCGCATGGCCGGCTATTGGTGGTCGGCGATGGCGATGCTTGTGGTGTGAGTGTGGCCATGCCCGTGGCCGTGGCCATGCACGATCGGTGGCGGCGTCACCGTGCCGGTGTTGGTGAAGTCGATCGGCGCGGTATCGAGCACGGGTCGCGAGGCCAGGAACATGGTGCTCGGATCGGCCGGCAGTTGGGCCACCGCCAGGCCCCACACGCTATTGCTGGTGAACGACGGCTGCGTGGCCGTATCCAGCAGGAACCGCGCATTGGACGCTGTGTCGTCGTTGACGATGGTGTTGCCGCTGATGATGAAGCTCATGCCGGGGTTGGATGCGCCCTCTTCGCCGTAGGCCACGATAAACGGGTTCTGGGTGAATGCCCCCTGCTCGATCTGGTTGCCGCTGATCGTGGCGTTGCCGCCGTTCGGCAAATCGATCGAGTAGCTGGCGCTGCCGTTGTTGTCGAAGATGCGGTTGCCGGTGATGTTGTTGGACGCGGCGCGCGACTTGACCTCGTGGCCGACGACTGCGTCGTGGATGTAGCTGTTGGTGAGGCTGAACGAAGCAATGGCGCCGACATAGATGTTGTGTGTGCTGCCTGATCCGTCCCCGTTGTGGGCAAACTCGGAGTGGTCGATGCTGATGCTTCCGCCGGCGTCTGCTGCACCGAGCAACCCCTCCTGATTGTCGTGGAAGAAGTCGTTGCTAAGCGTCAGGCTGCCGCCCTCGTAGCGGATTGCGGCGCCGTTGCGATCGGGAACGGATACACCCGCGATGTCGAAGCCGTTGATGGTGACTTGGGCACCATGCTCGGTGATCATTGCCTTGCCGTCGTCCGGCGATCGTGTCTCGCGCAGCAGCACCTGGCCGCCAACCGCCTGCAGTGTCACCGACTGGCTGATGTTGAGGAACTGGTCGGTGTAGGTGCCGGCAGCTACATCGATCGTATCACCGGGAGCGGCAGCGTTGATCGCGGCCTGGATGGATTGCCCGAGGCTGACGTTAAGAATGGTCATGGCCTCTCCCTAATTCGGCTTTGAAGAACACGTCTCGACCATTTTCACCAACACACGCTCACGGGACTCGAGCTGGCTCTCCAGGTGCCAGAACAATCCCCCGAGTACCACCACGTTGACGATCGCCAGCGCCAGGAACTGGGCTGGGAGACCGCCAATGAGCTTACCCCCCAGCCCCAGGACGCTTTTGGTTTCTTCCTCGGTCACGCACGCCTAGGCCGCACCAGCCCAAGCCCGAGCAGCCCGACGCCCAGCAGCGCCATGGTTGTCGGCTCCGGTATCGCCGAGGCCGACACGTCGCCCGTGAACGAGGCATCGAACGCACCGATGGTGGTACCGTTGATGTGCAGCGCCGGTCCCAGGTTGACGAACGTCAGGTTGAACGAACTCGGTGGGATGAGTTGGTCCGCCGGGATGACGTTGGAGGTGAGTGCCAGGCTCTCGGGCGGGTTGCTGACCTGCACCGTCAGGCCCGGCCCGCCGTTGGCGCCGAACGCCGCATCGGTGAACGTGCCCGACAGGAAATTGCCGCCACAACCAGCCACTGAACTCACGCAGAAGCTGCCGCTGAAGTGCTGGATGACTTGGCCGGCGAACAGCACGGCGGCGTCGACCGAGGTAGCGGCGAGTTCAAAACTGGCGCCAGCGACGTTGAAGATGCCGCCACCCAACGTGACCAGCGTGCCGGCAGCAATGCTGATGTTGGTCGTGGTACCGTTGTCGGTCGCGGTGACGGTGTTGCTGCCGCTCTCCTGCGCCAGCGAGGTGATCAGCGTGGCATACGCCGGCACCGTGAAGAACATGGCCCCCGCCACGATGGCAGTCGCCGCAAGCAGTGCGTGTTTCATGACGTGAAGCCCCTGGTTTGTTGTGGGGGTGGACGTGGCTGTGACACCACGCCCATTCGGCACGAACGGAATTTACCGCCGCGGCTGCGGCTGGCCGCCAGGATCAGGCTGCTGGCTCGGCATACCAGGCCCCTGCGATGGCCCAGGCGGGGCGCCACCAGGAGCTATTGGGTGGCTCGCGTGCCCAGGCGGCCCGGAGGGCAGATCATGTCCTGGACTCAGCGACGGATCGACCACGGTATAGCCAACCACCCGCAAGCCACCGCCAGCACTCACGGCGACAATCGCAACGAGGAACTTCTGCGAGGGCAAATCGTGCCCCGGCATAGGCGGCGGCACAGCCGGGCCGCCTCCGACGACAGGCGGCGGACCACCTGGTGCAATCGGATGCGTCGGCACACCAGGCGACGGCCAGATCGAGCCGGGTGGCATTGGGTAATTGGGCGGGAGCGGCGTCGGTGGCCAGATGCCAACGGGTGGCGGCCAAATTCCAGGTGGGGGTGGCGGGAGTGTGTTGTCGATGAAGGGCGGCGCGCCACCCCAGATGCCCGGTGGTTGTCCGGGAAGCGAGTTGTCCGGGCCGCCAGGCACAACGATGATGCTGCCAGCCGGAACTGGGAATGCTGCCATGTCGTATATACTCCTGTGTGTGGGGTTACGGCACGCGCCGTGTAGCTACGCCTGTTGTGGCGTGTCGTCGTGCGATGGTTATGTGACGGCGGCCACGATGATGGTGATGAGCGCCAGCACCATGATCCCGAGCAGCGCGCCGTGGCTCATCGCCGCAGCCCAAACCAATAGATGCCGCCCTCGCGCACATAGAGGGCGTCCCAAAACCAGTGCAACCGCCATGGCGCGCTCACCAGATCCGCCCGCCGCCGAACAGAATGAGCAGCACCAGCAGAATCACGATCAGGCCCAGGCCGCCATACGCATTCGGGCCGTAGTAGCCGCCCCGGTAGCCGTAATATCCGCCCCCGAGGCCGCCCACGAGGATGAGCACCAGCAGGATGATGATGAGCAGGCTCATGGGCTATCGCCTTATGAGGCTATTTGTTGCTATTCTGTCGGGATGGAAATCTGGAAAACCGTGGTAGGAAACTGCGATTACGAGGTTAGCACGCTAGGTCGCGTGAAGCGCGTGACCACGGCTAAAGGCGCAACCGCCGGGCGAATACTCAAGCCAGGACTTGGGAGTCACGGCTATCTCGGTGTCAGCCTCGGCAGAAACAACCATCATCTGGTCCATCGGTTGATGGCAGCGGCGTTCTTGCCGCCAGGCCCTGGCAAAACCCACGTTAACCACATCAATGGCGACAAGACAGACAACCGCATTGAAAACCTGGAGTGGTCAAACAAAAGCCTCAACCAAATCCACGCAATGAAGCTCGGACTATATGCTGGGCCGCCTCTCAAGCGTGGGGTAGCCCAAGGCAACGCCAAACTGACCGATGATGATGTGCGTCTGATCCGGTTGAAAAGAGCCGCTGGCGCGCAGTATCAACATATTGCCTCAGAGTTCGGCGTATCCCAATCGCTCGCCTTCTATGTCTGCCATAAGGGCTGGAAACACGTCACTTAGGCTGCCCTGGTGGCGCAGGCTGCGGGATGGGCGTCCTAAGAAGTCGGTTCGTCGTGACCATCGTGTTGTGGGTGTCTGCCACCTCTCCGACAGCCTGAGTTCGCGTGTGCACCACTTTGGCCTCATCCATTGCTGCCTTGGCATGCTTGGCCCGGAGGTCGGCTAGGTCGTGTGCCGCTTTCATGTCGGGATGCATCTGCGGTTCCGGCGCGGCCATAGGCCCTGATGGTGCGTCAGGCGCCACCCATGACTGACCATAGGGCGGTGCAGTGAAATCGGCGTGCACGTCGTGGAGGTTGCGCGCCGCATTCACGGTACGCTCCTTGGCCAATGCAGCATCAGCCGCCGCTTTCGCTTGTTTGCCTTGGATGTCAGCTTGCGCATGCTGCGTGGCGAGTTGTCCCGCTTGCTGTTGGACCTGTTGCTGTTGTTGCTGATGCGCTTTCATCCGTTCCAATAGCTCGTCTTTATCTTTCAATCCCGAGGCAGCGATAAGGACATCCCCAGGGATCAATCCGGGTTGGATGCTGGCTATCTGGACGAGAGCCTGGAATTGCTCTTGTTGCAGACTCGGAATGTCTATACCCTCGTTGATCGAGATATCCACGTCGAGGTCGGTGATGTCATTCTCGATGCCGACGACCTGCTGCAGCCGTGGATCACCGGGCTGCAACTGCATACGCTGCATCAGCATGGCGCGCTGCTGCTCCGGCATGTCAGCCAGCTTGTCCATTAGCCGCACCGGACGGTTGATGCCGACCCATCTGGTTTCGTTGAGGTCGTCGGTCACGCGCACCCACTTGCCAGCGGTCCAATACTCGCGCGCCGCCATCCAACAACTCTCGTATATACGCCGTGACCAATAACGCAGCGAGTCCGCGAGTGGCTCATTCTGAGCCGCGCCGCCGGCCTGCTGGGCAAGGATGGCACGTCCGGACAGTTCGCGCGGGTCGGTGCCACTCATCGCCGCGTTCGGCCCCGAGAGTTGCATTTCGGCGGTGGCGTGCTGCAGCAGTTGGAACTGTCCGGCGGCCAAGTCCGTGGTCTGCTGGATCTCGAACTTGAGGCCGGGCATCACCTCCACGTAGCCATCGGGCTTGGCAACCTCGCGCCGTGCCTTGTCGACATCCGGCACCGCGCCCTGCTCGGCCACCACCTGATGGACGTTCAACAGGTGCATCGCCTTGGAGCGACGCTTGTTGATCTCGTCCTGCAGGCTGATGAGGCCGCGCACCATGCCGTAGCGCTGGTTTTCGCGGTTGATGTAGCTAGATTGCAGGATCAGGCCACAGGTGCTCTTGCCCTTGCGGTCCTTGAAGCGTGAGCGCTGCGGCGCGGCCAGCAGACCGTGCTTGGTATAGGTCGCCTGCCACCATGTGCCGCGCTCGTCCCAGTAGCACTGCACGACACGCACACGACGTCGGTTATTGTCGGTCCAGAACGCGGTTTCCGGCCTGTCGTTGTAGTAGAAGTCAACGCTGCTGAATGACGCCTCGATCACGTCGTCGCCGTCAGGATACAGCTCCTCGAGCTGATCGCGGTCCATCCAGATGACCAGGCCCTTGTAGCGCGCGTCACTGAAGTCAAGGGAGCGCGAGTGCGGGTCGTACCAGACGCGATCCCACGGCACGTGGGTTATGGTGATGTTGGCGCCGCCCTGGCCGTCGTCCTCAAGGCCAAGTTCAGCGCCACCGGCGCCCTCGACCAGCATGTTGTTGAACACCGCGCTGCGGGTTAGCGAGAACGTGTTGTCGTCGGCGATAAATCTCAAAGCCTGCGTCGCTGCGTCGGCGCGATCCTCCTCGGCTGGTGTGCGCGCGAACGCTTTCGGGTCGGTGCGGGCCTTGCGCTCCATGCCGCAGAGCAACTGGAGCTTGTCGGCGATTTTGTTGATCGTGATGATCGGCTGGCCGCGTTCGTTTAGAATCTTGCGCTCTTCTCTGGTGTATTGATCGTGGTCGACGTAATCGCGGTCACGTTGCGCTAGTGCGATTTCGTCCTGCCGCGCCATTTCGCTTTCCTCGAACCAGCGCACGAGGCGGTCGTGCATCTCATCGAGGTCGCGCGGATAGGCGTCAGCGTCGGCGCTGGCAGCGCGCGGCGCGTCGTCCTCCGGCTCGGTGGTGCGGTAGGCTGTGTCGCTCATTGCTGCTGCTGTTGCTGCGTTCCGGCGGCTGCGGCGCCTACGATCAGGTAGACGAGTTCACTCGTCGCGCCCCTGGTATCGTTGCAACCGCTGGAATGTTTCGCGGTCAGGCCCAGCTCCCGTTGTCCGATAGCCGGAGAGCGTCCTAGCTTCGGGATAGTGTTCCAACAACGCATCACGCAGTTGACGGATCGCCGCTGGGCCGATGGTATTTGCGCCTTTAGCCGATTGGATTTCCAAGATATGCAACTCTGCCATCTGGGGGTCCCATTCCGTATCGATGGTTCCAACGTCCTCGCCTGTGTGGTCCTTGATGGCAAACGAGTGGTTATTCGGCTGCATCCATTGTCGCGCTGAGTTGACTCGCTCCAGGCTTAGGTTCGGCTTTGGCACATCGCCCGGTGCCGTGGTGCCCATCATGACGCCCTCGGCGGTGGCCCTGGCGGCGTCCACCAGCCCCTTCTGCGTCGGCAGCCCAGTCTCCGGATCGAGCAGCCCCTGGCGCACGCTCTCGGCGCGCTGGTCCTGCAGCCACTGCCAGGCGTTCGCGCCCGTGTCGGCCACTGCGCTGCCGAGTGTCTGGCCGCCTGCGTCGGGCGGCGCGGCGTAGTTCAGCAGTGGCGGCCCGAGGCCGTTGGGTTGCCCCGGCCGGGTGAACAGCCACGGCATGTCGGGCGGGGCGAGGCCGTTGGCGGGCATCAGGAGCGATCCTCATGCCGCGCGCGTGCCGCCTCCCAGTTCCTCAGCGCCGCGCTCGCCGCCGAACGCAGCTCGTCTACCGACATCACCTGATCCCAATCGCTGGCCGCGACGGCCCGCTTGAGAACGTCCGCCACCCGCTCTGTGGCAGTGGCAGGCCCGACAGCCTCAGCGACGGCGGCCTCCTGCGCGTCGCGGAACCACTGCGCCACGAACGCCAGCCGGTCAGCGTCGGTACGCACGCCATCCGCGCCAGCCTGGGCGTAGGCGGCAAGGAACGCCTCGGCCCACTTCTCCGAATCGGTGCCAGTGTGGCGGCGGAACTGCGCGCCGTTCATGGTGGTGGTGTCGGTCATGCTATGCCACTGATGTTGCTATGTGCCCTGGGTTGGTTTGCGTGGATCTGGGGCGATTGGGTTCGGGACTTTGGGGGTTTCGGCCTCCAGCCTGGTGCGGACCCTAACGAGCTCGTCAGCCAGCTCCTTAGTCATCTGCTCGGTGTGGTTTGTGGTGCTGCCGAGACCTCTCGGGTGAACGCTGACCACAACCAGCGATGGTGTTTTTCTACTCATAGTTACGTCCGATAAACGAAACTTTGCGGACGCAACAGCCCTCTGTAGATTTGTGGTGATGCATGCAGATAGTTGTTGACATACGTGGATAGATGACGCATATTGTCTCCACCAACAAGGAGACACGCCGATGACCAACTCAACCTTCACTCTCTCGATCGAGCCCACCAACGGTGCTGCATTCCAGCACAGCTTTCACCTCGGCACTGACGAGGCTGTCGCCCGCAGCGAGGCTGAGGTTCGCTTCACTGGCCGCAACGCCTATGGCCTGCATACGCGCACCGTGGCGCTGGTCCGCAACGGCCGCATCTTCGACGTGTTCGATGGCGCTTGGTCCTCCACCGTTGTGGAGGGCTGAGCGATGAGAAAACCTTATTTCACCAACGACACCACCGACGACTACTACAGCCAAAGCGAACTTGACGAGTTGAACCGGCGCTTTGAGGAGGCGATTGCTGCGGAGGAACCGATTGCCGATAGCATCCGCGACAGCCACGAGAAGAACATCGCCGAGCGTGTGTTGCGTGAGTTCGACCCGGAGGCGGCGTAATGAGCGAGCCCCTCGCCCGCATCACGTTCTACCTGCCGCCAGAGCTTCAAGCCGCGATCCAGCGAGACGCACGCGAGAAAGGCCAGACGCTGTCGGTGTGGCTGCGCCGCGCGGCTGAGGCGGCACTGAAGCAGGAAGCCAAGTGATGCCCGATCCATCGCTAGAGCTGTTGCAGACGCTGATGGAGCGAATGCTGGACCAGCAGCGCCAAGTGATGAACCGGCTGGAGCGTGTTGAGCGACTGGTCGCGCGATGCGTCGGGGCATTGGAGGCCCGCTAGGCCACCCGCCAGGCGTCCACGTCGGCGCGCGAGCCACGCTGGAACGCCCGATCCCAACTATCGGCCGGCGGTGGCTTGGGCCTATCCGGCTGCATCTCGCGCCACGCCAG